TCGGCGCCCGTCAGGCTTACCTTCGGTGACGTACTTGGTCACAACTGTGATGACGCTTTCACGGTCAAGGCTGCGGGCCAACTGTTCCATGATGCGGTTCAGCTTCTTGTACCCAGCCCCACCTGCGCCAAAGCGCTTTTGGAAACCAGCCTCAGTCCTCTTGGCTAACTCAAGGCCCGTGCCAAAGTAACTGTCAGCTGCAAACTCGCCAATTTCCTTCGCCGCCTCTTGAGTTGATTCCACTAGCCGGTTGGTCTCGTCAATGGCCGTGGCGCCGCCGTTGATCAACTCGCCAGCGATCTTGGTGCCAGCGTTTACGCCTTCCTGCACCACCATGGTGATGGCCTCAGGACTCAACTCCAACTTGACAAGTTCACGAATGCGGCGGCCAAACTCAACAGCCTTTTCAGCCTGCGCATTCAATCGCTCAATGAAAGTGCCGCCGACGCGGTTGCCTTCCTCGTCCACCTCAGGCAGTGCGTCACCAAAGTCAAGCGACCCCATAATGGCGTCCTGCACCGTCTTGGCCATACCTTCGTACTCGGCCTGGATCTCTTCGCGGGCTTCCTTGAGGCGGCCAGCAACCTCGTTGAACATTTCCTTGAAACGTTCCATCTTCTTGGTTGCCTTGTCGCTAGCCTCAGCAACACCGCCCCCGGCGCCACCAAGTGCGCCCGACAATTCATCGGCGCCGTCGGCAGCATCTCGCGCAGCATCGGCTTGATCTCTCATGGCACCGTGGCTGTCGCGGGCTGAGTCGATCAGTCCCTGGTTGCCGTACTTCAGTTGGTTGGTGCTGTCCGTTAGGTGATCGGCTGCGGCGTTGGTGGCGTTGATGGCAACGCCAAAGTTGGTGAACTCAAACTTAGCGATGTGGGTGGCTCGGCTAACTTGCGGCAGCAGGTCGGCAAGTTTGTTGTAGGCGTCGATCATCTTATTGACGGCGTCGATGCCAAAGTTGATGAACGTTTCAAGCGCGTCACCAGCGCCGTTGAACGCCGACACAACGAAAGACACCACGGTGCTGAAGGCACTCTTGACCGCACTGGCCATGCTCTTCAAGCCCTCGCCGAAGGCACCCGTGCGATTGAGCACAAAGTCAATGGCCGCAGCGTAAGCACCACGTAGCAGGTTGATGCCCATAGTGAAGGCCTTGTAGGAAATCTCAAGCACCTTGATCACGACGCGCACGGCGTTGGCCAGGATCTTCCACCAATTAGTCAAGACCTTCAGCGCACCAGCCAGCACGTTGCCGGCCACCTCAGCCACGCGGTCAAAGATGCTGCCCACGTCACCGGCAGTGCCCGCGACGCTCTTGAACGCACTCACCACGTCGTTGAACAGGGTCTTGGCAATTTCCTTCACGGTGTCAATGAGATCGCCGACAGCCTTGCGCAGGCTTGCGCTGCGGTCGTACATCAACTTGAACGCCACGACGATGGCGGCAACCGCAGCCACCACGGCAATCACCTTGGCCGCAAGTATTGAGCCGGCGACAGTAATGCCACCAAAGGCTGTTATGAGTAGGCCGCCAATGCTGATCGCCTTGCCGACAACTAGCAGCAGCGGGCCGACCGCTGCGGCAATAGCACCAGCGATGACCACAACGGTTTTCATCTGCGGGCTGAGGTTTTGGAACGCTTGACCCAGGCTGGTTAGTTTCGCAGCCACTTGCTCCACGAACGGGGCGATGATGTCGCCGAACTCAATCAGGCTGTTCTTCAGCGTGGCGAAAGCCTTTTGTAACTTGAAGCCGGTGGTCTCTTCGGCGGCTGCCAAGGCGGGGTTGAGATCCTCAGCGGTCGTGGCGGCCAGTGCCCCAAAGATGTCTTCGGTGGTTTCAGCGCCAGCGCCGAGCATGTCCATGACACCAACAAGGGCGCGCTTGTTGCCGAACAATTCAGCGGTGGCAATGGTGTCGTCACCGAAAGCCTTGGTGATGTCTTGCAAGGCCGCCAGCAAGCCTTCCTCGCGGATCTGCTTGCGGATGCCCTCATACGACAAGCCGACCCCCTCGAGCGCTTTGCGGCCCTTGGGGGTCTCTTTCACGAGTTGGCTGAAAATTGCGGTCAGCTGCGTGCTGGCTTGCGAAGCGTTCGTGCCGGTGCGGGACATTGCCGCCATGGCGGCTGAGGCTTCATCAAAGCCAACGCCGAGCGCTGAAGCCAGCGGCAGCACCTCGCCCATGGCGCCAGCCAACGCGCTGGACTCAAGTTTGCCCTGCTCCACGGCGGTGCGCAGGATGCTGGTGGCTTCAGTGGCTGACAGCGTTTCTGAGCCGTAGGCGTTCATGGCTGAAGTGGAAAGGTCAGCGATGGTCTGCACGTCGCCTAGGCCGATGGCTGCGCCCTTGAGTGAGGCCTCCAAGGTTTCCATCGCTTCGCTGCCACGCAGGCCCGCTGAGGTGATGAAGAACATGGCGTCAGCGGCCTCGGTGGCGCTCTTGCCGTACTGCGACGCCATGTCAATGATGTCGCCGCGCATCCCATCGACTTCATCGCGGGTCAAGCCAACGAGTGACACCATCTTGGTCATGGACGTGTCAAAGTCCATGGCCATCTTGGTGGCCGCAACACCAACGCCAACGATGGGCAGCGTTACACCAACGGTCAAAGACTTGCCGGCGCGGGCCATGCCGTCGCCGAACTTCTGCACCTGCTTGCCCATGGCTTGGACTTTGGTGCCCAGCGTTTGGCTGGTTGCCTGCAACTTGCCCAAGTCGCGCATGACGCGCTTGATGTCTTTGTCGTTGTAGTCGCCCTTGACAACGACGTCAATGCTGTTGGCAGCCACGGTCGTCCTCTCAGGCTCGGTTCACGTTGTTCACGGCATCCTCAATGAGTTTGCCGATGGTCTTGGAGGCAATTGGCCCCTTGGCGTAGTAGGCCGGTGTGAGCAGTCGCGGCCACATGCCAACATCGCGGGCACCTTGGCGCGTGCCAGTGTGCTTGTTGATGTTGGCGTTGAAGGGATGACCGCTGGCGTTTTGACTGCCAGCCAGCAGGAAGATCGCCGCAGCAGGGCTACTGGTGTCCAGCTGCGCTCGACCCTGCACTTCACGAAACCCCTGGATGTTGCGGGAACGGAAGCGGGTCTTGAACTTGAAGTCGCCGCGGCGGTAGGACAGGTCACGCCCGTCGCGGCTGTACGTCCACTGTCCCCAGCCAGCGCCGCGCCTCATCCCCACGATGCCCATGGGTGGCACAAGGCGTTGAGCCTCAGCCGTCACTTGCGCGGTTGCTTCCTTGACGCCCTTTTGCACACCCCGCCACGCCGTCTTGTCAAACTTCATGATGGCGTCGATCTTGGCGGCAGCGCCTTCAACCTTGAGTTGCATGACCATTAGCGTTTGCCTTTCGCAGCGTCACGCTCTTGGACATTGCGCCACCGCAGGTAGCGGTGCATCGTCGTGAGCATCCTGGGGCTTTCCTTCAACAATTCACTTGGCGCTATGTGGTACTCAAACGCCAGGTGGACTATGTGGAAGTGGGCGCTGTCTTGTCCAAAGGGGCAGGCTCGCCAACGTCAATGACCTCAACGCCGTCCACGTTGTTCAGCCAAGCATCGAACTCCCCAGCGCTGCCGTCGCGGTTGAGGCGATGCCAAGTCAGCCACACCAGGTCGGTGAACTTGACCTCAGACTCAAACCGCGCAACCGAGCGGTCAAACTCCCGCTCGAAGGCGACGAGATCGGGCGCAGCTACTTGTACGTCTGCGCCCGACCCGTCGTTGTAGGTGACACGAAGTTGCATCTTCATTGCAGGACACTCCTTAGAAGTGGGTTATGAAAGGGGAATTAGGCGCCGGTGCCGCGGGTAACTTCACCCGTGATCGGCCACGAAATGGACTGCGTGGACAGATCGCCAACGGCCCCATCAACTGGGTTGATGGCGGAAACCATCACCGAGAACGAATACTCAGCATTGGAGGTGCCAGCAGCTGCGGTGCCGCCGGGGCGCACCTTGATAGCAGCGGTGCCGCCGAGGCTGTCCCAGAACTGCTCGTCAATGCTGCCGGCAGCCATGTCCTGGTGAACGTCCATGGAGAACGTGCCACCCTTCAAGCCGCCGATGCGCTCGCGCCAGCCGTTGCCCGAGAAGTTGGTTACCTCAATGTCGTCTGCCTCAAGGGCAATGGTCACCTGGGCCACGTTGGCCGAGATGGTGCCGTAGGCCGTGCCGCCCGTTGGGGTGAACTCCACGACCGGATCTTGTAGAACGAACTTAGCCATGTGCGTGGCCCTTCCTTACGAGTAAACCTGAACGACGAACTCGCCGCTCAAGTAGTTGGTGTCACCTACTGTGACCTGGTTGTAGTTGCGCAGGTTTGTCACTCGGCAGTCGAAAGCCTCGCCGCCGAGAGTCTTGTCACTTTCAATCGCAGCCTTGACGCTGCTGGCGCCCGTGCCCGAGCAGTACGCATCCAGCCGGTTTTGCGCTGAGCGTTCATCCACGCGGCCAACGATCAGCATGACCACGAACTCATACAGGTCGCCGCCACCTCGAGCGAAAGCCTGGTCATAGGTGATGCCATTAGGCATGACGACCGCGATGGGTGGGGTCACTTGGTCGGGAATGATGGAGGACGTGCGCAAGCCAGTGATGGTCGCCAGGTTGGTGGCGATGTTGGTGCGCAGCGTGGACAGGTCGCTCATGCTGCGGCGTACTTCTTGAAAGGCCGGATCAGCATGGACACATCGGGATCAACGCGGCCCACTCGAGCAACGCCCATGTCGGTGAAGCCGGCGAAGCCAAGCGGTGAGTCAAGGCGCTTGTAGATGCGTGACGCCTGGATGACGCAAGCCTGGACAACTTGGGTGGGCACAGGCGTAAAACCGTAGGTGCCCTCAATGCGCACCGTGGCTTGGTTACCCCACATCGGCAGCAGGTAGTCACCGATCATGCGCAGCCGGTAGATGGGGTAGGCGTTGCCTGACACCCGCTGGTTCAGTGGCTCGGTCTGGTAGTCCGAGGTCTGCAACGTAATGCCAAACGTCAGGTCGCCGGCGTCATCCAACTTGACGCTAGTGATCTCGGTAAGGTCATCGGTGTCTACCGTGATGCGGTCACTGGGCACGAAGTCGCGGGTGGCGCTAGCCGAAAAGAAGTTGCGGTCACACTCGCTGTCAATCATGCGGCTGGCCGACTCGACCGCCATCTCCAGCAGGCTGTCGTCAATGCTGTCGCCCACAGGGATGCGTAGCGCCGCCTTCATTTCGTTCAGCGTGCAATAGCCGTTCGTGATGCTCACGCGGCCTCCTGTCGTAATGCTGCGGCGATGTATTGGGTCACGGCGATCTCAGCCCGCCACCCCGGCAGCCGCTCGTTGGGGTAATGACACAAGGCAGGCGGGTCGTCTTTCCAAATGTCAATGAAGTCATCAGTGAAAACCTGCGCCAACTTCATGGGACTTAGCGCCAGATAGGTGGCCACGTCGTATGCCCCCACTGGCGCGTCAATGGCCGTCAAGTACGCCTCGCAAATGTCATCCACATGGATGAAGTCACGCGGCTCAACCGAGGCAGCCTTGAGGTGTTGCCGCCCTGCCAGGTGCTCGAGCAGCTGCGGCACGAAACCTCGATGCCCGCGCAGCCTGTCCCCGTAGATGCTGTAGAGCGTCAGCGTGGTGTGCCCCGCAAACATGTCCTGCTGCGCTTGCTTCGTGCGTGTGTAGAACAGCAACTCAGCATCAACGCCGGCGTGCTGCCACCAACTAGCGGTGTTGATCACCGGCACCTGGTGCTTATCAGCCCAGGTAACCAGATCCTCGTTGAAGTAGGTGAAGGTCGCGCAGGCCTGCTCGTCACGGTGATTCGGTGCCGCTAGATGAAAGACCACATCGGCTTCCATG